CCGCTTGACTTTCGATTGTCGCCGCTCGCATCAGGATAGATAACAATTGAGTGATTTGGGTGCTTTTGTTTGATTATTTCCACCATTTCAAAAGTATCATAAGCATTGACAATTTCAGCTACAGCTGTTTTAATGCTTCCGTCAATTACATGGACCACAGCATTCATTTTAGTAATGTTAAAGTCCATTCCGATATGCAATACATCGTTTGGTTGTATTTCTCGAATAGAATTATTTTCAATCCTGTCGAAGTGGTGGTAAACGTTTCCGCTTGTTAGGTTTACAAATTCGCCGTTTAGATACGCTTCGAGTTGTTGCGGACTATAACTCATTTCTAAAGTTTCAATGTAACTTTTTGAAATAAAAGGGTTATTTTTTGTTTTGGCATGAATTAACTTCTTTTTTTCGTGAGGATTTTTAACGAAAAATTGGTAAAGAAATTTAAAACCTTCGGGTGTTGAAACAAAATCTAAACAGTTTGGCATTCCATCTGGCAAAGGAACGCTTAACCTGGCAACTACTTTTATAAACACTTCTTCCATGTGCTTGTTTGCCAAAACATCTGCCTCATCAATCAAACTATAACCAACCTCATAACCGATAATGGAATCGGGATTGTCCATTGACCGCATAATTATTTTTCCAAATGGTGTAATAAATTCGTGGTCTGTTTTATTTAAAGTATAAGGTATTTTTTTTTCCGTTAAAAACTCTGAAAATTTAGGATACGCAATATCTTTAATCAGTCCATAAGTCGGTAAATAATACGCCACATCTATTGATGGATATTTTAGTTTTTTTAATACCGTTTTAATAACTCCAGCTTGAGATTTACCCGAACGATACCCGCCAACGATACCAGTGTGAACAAAGGTACTGTTTATAAATTCGGCTTGGTGTTCAAGTAATTGCATTACTCTATATTTTTAATAATTGTAAATTCAATAGGGTCAATTTTAACTTCCTCAATTATATTATGCTGCACGGATTTACCAGCGTACCTATCAAGTACTTCTTTGATTGCGTTCATGTCGCCTTTTACAGCCATCGTAGTGAGCTTATTTATAATTGCAGTAAGTTTATCAATCCCGCCACTTTCGGTCTGTAATTCAGCCGTTAAAACATCTTTTAAAAGTTTTGTTTTGGGTGCGCCTTTCGGATTTCCGCTAACTCCTTTGGGAAATGGTTTTAAGTTTTGATTATTTGCCATTGCTTCACTGTTACTTCACTGTTATAGTTTGAGCGTGGTGGTGGACTCGAACCCCTTTTTTAATCTGGAATGATTAACGCATTACCTGTTATGCTTACCACGCATTTATTATTCTTTTCTTTCTGCTAAGGTAATCTTTTTTCCCTTATACATTCCTGCACCCATTTCATCAATCTTTGAGAACGGTAATATTGGAACGGTTATTTTGCAAGTTTTGTCAATTAGGTAAATGTAAGCCAGCATATTCCCTTCTATTTTTTGCCAATTATTGTCTTTTTTAGTCATTGTGTGATAAAACTGCATATCTTGCATTTTTGCGCCAGTATTAATATTTAACCACATAGAAGTGTTTTTCTTTAACTGTACAAGATTAAATCCGCTTGCTCTATAAATTGTGCCATCACCGCATTGTGTGCCATCGCTAAAACTCAAAATCCATTTTATATGCGGTGCATTTTTTTTTATTAATTTAATTGAAATAGCTATGCACCTGCTTTCTGAATACTTTGGCAAATAATCGTCTAAAGCCATTCTATTAAGCTCTATAAAATCACTCCATCCACAATCTTTTATTAAATTCATTGAGCCTTTTTTGTTTATACTTGGACCATAACTTAATACACCATGTAATTTATCATCTAAAAAACAACCAAAATGCAATTGTGAATTAGGAACTACCTTCCCACTGTAATGATGCTTTTTTACAAACTCATTAGCAATCTTTGAGGGTATTACCTTAACGATTATTTCCTTTGCTCTGCCCATTGCATAATTATTAAATAAAGTGCGTTACCGTTGCTGTTTTCGTTTCCTAATGTTTCGCAGTATTTATATTCTTCCGTTTTTTTTATATCTGCTATTGCGTTTTTAATTTGCTCCGCCTGTTTGTCTGCAAGCGTAAAAGTCATTTGCTGGAACGGCTCTTTGTCTCCGTCTTTTAAACTGAAATTTTCGCCAAATTCTTTACTTAATTCCACTCCCCCAAAATCTGGCACTTCTAAACCCCATTCTGCCAAATCATCTGCTTCCCATTCGTTTGCTAACTGATCCCAATCCCATTCTCCAAAACCTACATTATCCTTTATGATAAATTCCTTTTGTTGCTGCTCGGTTAGATTTTTTGCTTTGATAATAGGCACTTCTTTTAAACCAGCTTCTTTACACGCTTTTAAACGCATATTACCGCCTAAAACTATCATATCATCGTTTACAACAATAGGACGTAAATTAAGCATTTCTGGGAACTCTTTAATAGATTTTACCAACTTTGCAAATTTGTCGTCTTTTATAATTCTGGGATTGTTCGGGTTCGGTTTTACTTCCGATATTTTTACTATTTGCATCTTACAATTCTTCTACTTACATATCCAGGTTCGTAAAACTCAAATAACAATTTGCCGTTATCTTTACAATCGTCCCCGTAATAGTAAGTTTCCCCGTTAGGTACATCGTTAACCGTTGTAATTGCTATACAATCACATTCCGTCTTTGCATTTTCTATTGTGCAGCTACTCAAAGCAATTGCACAAATCAATAATAGTTTTTTCATAATATAAAGTTTTTAATTTAAGCAAATATAAGAATTATTTATTAAGTTTTATTGTATTATTTTTCATCGTTATGCAAGTCTAGCCAATAATTATAGCCTTCGTCTGTAAATCGCCAATTAAAAGCCCAATTTAAATCATCAGTTGTTTTATCCCTTGGACGTGTTTCTGCATTTCTCTGGTAATCTAGCGCCTTTTCTTTAATCTTTGGAGGTAGTTCTGATATTTTCATTTTTTATTAAATTTTGAATGATGGCTGCTTGCGATGTGTTTTTATCTTCTGCTAATTTCTTAAGCTGATCCCGACAATCTTTTGAAAGTCGAAATGTTGCTAAATGCTTTTCTGTTGGTTGTTTGGTCATTGGGTTACAATTGTGTAATAATGCGTCTATATTTTCTATGGCTCATAAATTGCGGGTCTGGTGCCTGATTGCCAATATAATCTATTTCTTTAACCCAATTAAAATCTGATTCATTGTATTTTTGCATTGTTCCGCATTCATCACCTTCTTTTATAATTTTGCCTTTTTTTAAGTAGTAAAAGTTATTTCTTGAATTTTCTCTTTCTTCTTTCATTTTTGCCTTAATGTGTTCAGGTAAATTTTTTTGCGCTTCTTTATCGAAAGTTATTGATTTCATATATTTTATTTTTAAATTAAGTTTACAAATATACAATATGTATTTACATTTTCAATACTTTTAAATGTTAAAGTTTGTTAAAGTTTAATTCCGTAATAAATCCAATCTAAATACTTTTGTATTTCTTTTCTGCGTTCGGGAGTTGTGGATTGCTTTTCCTTTTCAAGTTGCTCAATAGTTGGCTTTTTTTGTTTCATAATAATTCTTTAAATTCATCTAGTGATCGGATGACTTCGCAAACAAAACCTTGAACTCTTAACTGTTGTTGCCTAACTTTTTGTAATTCCGACATTTTGTTTGTTTCATTTTTAACTTCGACAAAAATAGTAATTCCATTTTTAAAACAAAAAATATCTGGATAACCACTTTCTGAAAGTCTAATAGTTTTAATCATTATCCAACCGTTATTTTTTCCGTGCTTCATTATTTTTCCTTGAATACTGCTTTCTGAAATCATAAGTTTTTTTTAAATATTGACAAAGTAAAGTTTTTTTTAGCCATTACGGATTTATAAATTTTTTCTTCAATTCCTCCTTCGCTAAAAATCCAAAAAATATCGTTTGATTTTCTTTGCATTGTTGTTAATCGGTCACGGCTTTGAAAATAACTAACAGCACTAAAATCTATATTAAAATACACTAAATAATCTGCTGCTGCTAAAGAAATTCCTTCACGACCGCTTAGAATTTGGATAGCTAGGTTTTTATTTGTAGAATTAAAAGTATCCAAATCAAAGCAAACATTATCTTTAAACGTATCTTTTATTAATTGTAATTCTGCTTTAAATTTATAAAAGATAGCTATCTTATTGTTTTTAAAATAATTTTTTATAAACTCCGCTTTTGAATTATCAATGATCATTGATTTTCCACTTTCTAAAATGCAAGTCCCTGAATAAATCTGGTGTAATTTACTCATTAATTTTGCGCTTGTATCTACTATAATTAAATCGGTTTTGCCTTGGAATACATTTTCTTTTTTTAATTCATTTGATATTTTATAAGTTATAGGTTTCATTTTAACTTTTAAAATATTTTCATTTACAGATGTTTCAAATCCGCTTTCTTTTTGAGTGTAGGTTATGAAATAACTATTTGTTAGTTTTTTTATCCGATCCTGATAAGCTTCTGAATAGTCTTTAACTTGTGCATAACCCAGAAATCTTAATTTAACATTTACATAATCATTTGCCCATTTATAAAACGTAGTATAATCTTTAAAGGGGCTGTAATCACTTATCCAAAATTGATGGAATATTTGCGAGTAACTTTCAGGCGTAATTGTTCCGCTTAAAAAAATCATTGGTTTACTTTTAAAACGCTCTTTTAAAATTTTGGTAACTTTGTTGGGTTTCGGAAACGCTCCATTTCTATGGTGCTCATCCGATATTATTAAATCAAAATCATTGCAAGTAATTTTATGGATGCTTTCGTTATTAATTACTATCAATTCAAAATTATAATTAAAATTATGATAATCTGCTGTAATTGATTTGATTGCTTTTAATTTTGTAATAAATAAAACTTTTTTAGCTCCATATTTTTTAGCTATTTCTAAAGCCGTAAGCGTTTTACCTGTTCTAACCTCCATAGCTAAATAAACTATCTTTTTTTTTCTTAAAATTTCAGTTCCTTTATCTGAAAGTTCTATTTGATAATCTCTTAATTCATACATATTGTAAATTTTTTAGGTGTAACATTAGGTGTAACATAGTGTAACATTTAAGTGTAACATTTTTTGCTAAATGTTACACCTATTTTTCAATGATAGTAAGGCTTAACGGGTTTTTTTAGGTGTAACATTTTTAAAACTTGTTATTTTAAAATATTTTTTTTTATTTTTTTTATTTTTTTATTTCACACCAAGTGTAACATGTTACACTAAAAACTTTGTTAACCCCTATTAACACTAATAAACCACTGTAACATTAGGTGTAACATTAGGTGTAACATTATATAAATGTTACACCTTTTTTAAGTTTATTTGCTTTAAAAGTCTGTTTATTGTCATTCTGCTAATTCCTAAAAGTTCCGCAGTTTGCGAATGATTGAAATTTGGGTTTTCATTATAAATAAGTTTTAATTTATCTAAATTTGTTTTCCCATCTTTTACCGTTTTTTTAATATTGAAAACCTCAACACTATTAACTTTTACTTTTTTAGCTGTAGCAATGAAATATTTGCTTAGTTTTTCGGCTTTTAAGACGCTTTCTTTTGAAATCAATAAAGTATTACCACCTGTAGAAAAAAACTCTTCAAAAACGTGTATTAATAAGGCAAACCTTGGGATATATGATTTTTGTTTAGGGTACATACTTTTTAAATATTCATTTTCGTTATCGTCATTTTGGTAACTAGAAATTTCGTTAAACATACGCATCCATTCTTTTTTTGCGTCTTCTGAAAACTTAGCTGTAAGCGATTCAATTACTCCGTCACTATCTCTTTTAACTATTCCTTTAATAGTATCGTAAAACATAACTATATTATCTTTGTACCACTCAATAACATCATATTCTAACTCTTTTTCATTATACAATTCTATTTTACTTTCAGGAAAAGACAAAAGCATCCTATCCATAAAACCGTTATCTTTGTTTTCTTCTGTGTAAAAAGAGTTTAAAATATTAGGCTGTATGCCTCCTAGTACGGGTACAAATGGTTTTTCAACAAACGATCCTTTTCTAGTTAATCTATTTAATGATACGCTTTTGCCACTCCAACAACTTAACCAAAATTCAAGGTCTGAACCTGCTCGGTATTTATTCATATCTTTAAGCCAACCTGCAAGCTCATCTTTAAAAACTCCTACTGCATTATCACTTTCTTGGTGCAAATCGACAAGAGCCTCCAAAGTGATATCATTAGCTATAAATTGCGTCTTAATTGGCTTCTGAACTTCTTGGTGGTCTTCCTTTTCCTTTTTAGATAAATTATCGTAAAATTCAAACTTTTCATATTCTTTAAAATACCTTTTTATTTCTCTGCTGTTTATTTTCTGCAAAGGAAAAATTATATTATTTATGCTTGGCGTTTTACCAATTCCAGCCTTACCGACTAAAGAAAACCAAACTGTAGCATTTTCGTTCCAGCCTTTTTTTACTTCAATTTCGATACTGTTACCGATAGATACAGATATAAGCCAAAGCAAAGAACAACCCATATAATCAATATTAGAGTCTAATTTAGAATTACATTCCATAATATAGCTCTGCATCGGTTTTGGAAAAATATCAATAGGAAAAACTAAGTGGTCTTTATTATAAAGATATTCTTCAATAACTTCTGAATTATCGGGTATTTTTTTTGTTTGTTCTTTTAGTAATTTTTCTACTCTTGAACCAAAACCTAATTTATAAAGTTCTTTTGCGCTATCTGAAAAGTTACCATTATGAACTTGAAAAGTATAAACAGAAAAAGGAGTTAATAACGTTTCATGCGGATAAATAGTACCTGTTGTAAAAAGATACATGCAGCCGCTATCTTTGTAAATGTAGCCGCTATGTGGCGAATTCGATCCAAATCTTTTAACTAAGGTGTGTTTTGATTTGTTACCTCCTTGTGGAATAGAAAATTCACTGCTTATTAAATCCCATATTTGCGTTTTATCATTATAATCCTGCCACGGAGTTAACCCATCTTTTGTAACAAAAGTATCTTTTATTTTTTTTTCTGGTACAAATAAAGTTTCTTCAATATAATTATACATTTTAGAAAAATACATTATAATCTCCCTATCCTGATCAGATATAAAATCTATTTCAAAATAGCTTTTTCCTAAATAATTATTTTCGGGATAAGCAAAAACATAACCCCCTGTACCTCGAGTTTCTATAATAGCTTCTTTGTGCCCTTTTAATTTTGCTAGTTTTAAATTTCCTTCAACTCGCTTTGTTTTATAAAGGATGTGGTATCCCGCATTCTTTGTTTTGTAAATAGCAAATTTTTCCTGAAAATCTAAAATATTATCTTGCAAATATCCTAAATATTCATTCCAAAAACTTTTTTGCTCCTGAGCCGTTGAAAGTACTTTTAAATCTATATCAATGCATTCCAAAAATTCAAAACCCGTTACAATTCCAAAAGCATCTGTTGCGGGTATTTCAGTTCCATCATTTTTAAAAGTCCCCCCTTTATAATTGTACCTTTTTAAAAATTCTGTTTCTGAAAGTTTTTTAGTCATTAAAGGCTTCCAAGTAAAATTAGGGATTTTATTTTGCGCTACTGTAACTAAAGAAAAATTTTCTAATAGTTTTTTAATTTTAGATTCTTCCATAATTATTTTAAAAATATTACTTTATTCCATCCCTTTTGCCTTACATAGTAATCCCGTACGTTTTTTTTAATATTTTCTTTTTGATTTTCATTAAAATCAAAACAGTAAATAAAAAATAAAGTATTTTTTCTCTCAAAAACGTGGCTAAAAAACTCTTTAAATTCCATACTTTGGTCTTCTTCAAATTGAAAGCTTTTGTTTTTCTTTAATTTTAAAAACTTTGTCATATTATTATTTTTATTGGTTAACTTTTTTTACAATTTTTAGCTAAAAATTAAGCTTTAATTAATATTGCACCATTTACTTTTACGGTGTTTACTTTTTGTTCTTTAATTAATTTACTAACATAAGGAACTGACTTGCAAATTTTCTTTGCGTATTCCGTTTGGGTGTATAAATCCTGCCTAATTTCTTTTTTCATTAGATAAATATTTTTTTTGCTTTTTTATTAAAAGTACGGTTTTCGTTGTCGTAATTACTACCTAGTTTTTCTTTAAAAACAACATCGTTAATTATTTTAGAAATGTTAAAATAATAGTTTAAATCTCCATCATAAATAAACCCTAGTTCAATCATTGCATCAATAATTTCTTCATTAGATACATAAATACCAATAGATCCTTCGCAAATATGCTTTAACCCATAAGAAGACGCTGTAATTTTATTAATTTTTTTTGTCGGAGTTAATGCGTTTAAAATCCAATTTTTGATATATTCCTTTTTCATAAGTAGTTAATAATGTTAATTTTTTAAATCAAATAAAAGCGATATAAATTATACCGCTTATTACTACTGCAAATATAAGAAATACTTTTTACTTTTCGTGAATGTTTCCGATAATTTTTCCAATATCTTTTTCAAAAGATGCATCGTATAAATCGCAAAAAGGAAAATTCATATTTTCATTTCCTTTTCCTGATAAATAAACAGTATCGCCTTCGTAAATTTCTTTTCCTTCAATATCAAACAATCCTGTAAATTGACCGACTGTTTCGGGGATTACTTCGTGTGTATTTATTCCAGAAATAATAAAAGATTGAATCTCGTCATCATAATAATGCCCATAAACCCACCCTTTACCGTCAACTCTTAATCCTCTAAATTTTATCGTTGGCATATTTCGTAAATTTTAATAA